ACGCTTGTGATATCTTTTTTGTGTATGATGCCAATGGCAACCTACTCAGATGCTCAAATTGTAACGGAGTTGTGTACTGTAACTAAGATATACGTCTCTCGCTTTGCATAAAGCTTGAGGTGAGACGATCGTGTTTTTCTGAGGGGGTAGCCTAGGCTAGCTTGAGATCGTGCAACACAGAGCGATTGTGGAGGTCGTTTTTAGTGTGTGACCTTCGGTTTTGGATTCAAAACGTACATATCCATGTTTTCACCGTAAATTAGAATGTAATCCACTTCATCTTCTGAGAATTGTATTTTGATCGCAGATTCTTCTTCACTTTCTATGATTTCTATGTTCCAAATCTTCTTACCAATGAGTCCATCAATCACTTCTGATTGTTCTGAATCTAATGCTGAGATCTCTTCTTCTAAACGATCGAGTTCGTCCATCTTCCACCATCCTTTAATACCATCGGCATGAGTTTCGGTTGGCCATTGAGAATCATTGCCGTGCCAACAATAAATCTTGACTTGAAGTTCTTAGCATAATCAAATGCCATAGACTTTTGGTTGATAAGACATCCGGATTGTAAAGCCCATACCAGTTTATCCGGGTTACTAAAGTATTCAATACTAAACTTAGAGTGGTAGTGACCTTGAATTACATTACACCCGTACTGCATTGAGACGGCCAAAGCCCGGGCGGACATGCCATGAGTAAAGAAACAGCGTTGTCCATCGGATAGTGTAATGGTTAGATCATCCATCCATTCCCATCCTGGACCCACTTGCAAGAACTCATTGTAAGATTTAAGATACTCAGCACTCAATCCATGCTTTAATGCACGACGATAGATTAATGATGAGTGATTAGAATGCATGATCTTCATCTCTGGAAATATCTTCTCAAGCTCTTGAACATACTTGCGAGCAAGTCTTAACTCATCTCCGGAAGAAGGTAGGTCAGGATTGGATTCGTGCATCGAAATATTATGCTGATCGATTTCATCACCGACATTAACAACAAGATCTGGTTTGTATTTCTTCTTGAGTGCTTTCAAGAAATCAAAAGCATCTGGATGGTGATAAGGGATATGTAGATCCGAGATCACCAAGACTGATTTATACTTCATATTAAATCCAGGTATTGGTTTATACTAGTATATCAGATTAGTTAGGCTTGGCAAGTTGTCCACCAAAGTAGAACTCTACGATCATGGTAGCCCATTGAAAGATCTCATCAAACTTATAGAGTCCTTTAATGGTTGTGAATGTATCACCTCCACCCACTGAAAATAGACCTAAAAAATTTACACCATTTGATGTGCTTTTAACTACTGTATCTACACCAAATACACCAGCTAGTGGGTACACTGCAACTAAAGCTAAGATAACTAGAATAAGTATACGTCTATTCCAGGCAGCGAATGGTGACTCTTGCATTGATTGTTCGCGTGCCTTATCTATTTGCTCAGTCTTAGCAGTGAACTGAGCCATCATCATCTTCTGTGTCTCATGTGCCTGTGCTGATTTAATGGCAGTAAGCTTAGCAATGAATCCTAATGCGATTGGTATTAAGTGTGTTAGTATTCCCATGTTAGTTTCCTAGTGGATTAGTAGAGGCCTTTCGTAGTGCTTTCATCTCCGCACGTAAGCCATCTAAGTTAGCATTTAATTCTGAACGTACACTCTTGAGTGTCGCTTCTACTTCTCTTTGGTTACCTCTTGATTCTGCTGCTACTTCACGAGCTAATGCTAGTGCATCACTGGCCTTCTCTTGTGTAACAATAGCACGCTCCATGATCTGCATGACTCTATCCTTCTGACCACTTAACTTTAACTCTATTTCTTTAATCTTCGACTCATCATATGAATCAATCACCGAAACCATATCGTTGTAAAGGGTTATCCCCATGTAACTGATCCCACCGATAACGGGCAATACCGTCAAAACGATCCCCAATATCATCTGATTGGATAAAGTTAAAGAGAAGGTTTTGTTCTTCTGCGTAGTCATCTTCGAGCTGTCCTATGTAATCTTCTATTGGTTGTTGATAAGTATTGTTATTGGTTTGTTCTATTAACTTAATAGCAATCCCAAACCCAGGTACTATCTCTTCGTTTTCTTTTGTCTCTGGCGCTTCCGGCTCTTGCTGCTGTTCTTCTTTCTCTGTTTGTACTTCCTCTACTGGTGTCATTATCTCCTGCTGAACAGGATCCTGGTCCACAGTTACAGGTTCTGGAACTGGAGTTGGGGCAGGCATGGAGATTGGATTCGTTGTGTTTAAAGGCGATACCGGATTCAGTGGGCTTTCGATACTTGTTGGGTTTGTCGTGTTTAGGGTACATGATGTTGACGTTGTAATCCAAGACGATGTAATGGGATCCGAATATGGAGTCGAGCATGTTGTCGATCTTTGCTCTAAAGAAAAGCCGCTGTAACCATTTTGACATTCTACTGTCCTCTCTTCCATAGTTTCAAAACAAATTTGTGGATCAGGTGTGCAATGAGATGAGCTAACAATCCAATCACTCCAAGACTCAGTATTACAAGTATAGAAACGAGATTCATTAACGAGGCCACTAGTGTTTGGCTCTGTGCAAGCAGTTGTTCTTTGCTCTGTTTGGTCAACGCACGTAGCGTATGCATTGCAGATAGGATCGTTTGGCATATTCGCTGTACACCAGTAGTCACGGATTGCAATCTCTTCTTCAATCTCATAACACACCAATGATTCTTCAACCATGTAGCCATTCGAGTCAGGTGTGTATGTACAGTACCAAGCATAGCTATTGCCCCATATCAAGAGGAACAACCAACACAAATTCCTTGCCATATAACTTCTCAAATCTTTCTGGATGTAATTCATACCAAGCTGATCGTGCTGCTACCCCTGTTGATGCCCCTATTGGACAGGGTGATCCTGACATTTCCATTGCTTCCCATACCTCAATAGAACTTTGACACATCACAGATACTGCTGCCACTTTAAGACCAAGATCATTTAAAACCTTAGCATACTTACGTGCCTGGCACGCCTTGTCTTCAACAGTGGTACCTCCCGCTACTGATATTATACCGCCAGATACAGCACCAGTAACAGGAACTACACATAAGTCTTGAGAGTATGCAGAGATGGAGGGCGCTATTGCTGTGGGTACAGGCATTCCGCGTTGCTCAATGATTGTCCGGCTGTCAGCCTTAGCTGTTGACACAAAAGAAACAATGACTGCAATGAGTGCAGCCATTACTGTCCAGATAAGTTTACCAAGCATACCTTCGATGCGATCTAAACGCTTATGTATGGTGGCATAGCGTTCAGCACATAACTTCTCGTGGGCAACTAGTTCTTCGTGTGGTGTCATAATAAATCCAACGTATAGATCATATGACTATACCACGGAAAGCTCTAAAACTCAACCCATCCAGTGATAATATACTTGTCTCCACCGATTGGAGGATTGCCTCTATGTGTATGTGTGAAGGCAGCAGGGAAGATCACTACATCACCTTTACTTGGTTTGTATCTGTATTGTTGATACAGAAACTCTGTCTCACCTGCTTCAAACTCATCATTAAGATAAACAGTCCAAGCTAGTAAACGATTTGCTGTATCTCGAGTTGTCGCTTCTGCATGCCAAACATGATAACCTTGTCCTGGTTTAGTCTTCTGTATCTTCATTGTGTATGATTTGTGTTCAGAACATGTAGATAGAACACTATATTTTTCTGCATATTGTTTATAACATTCACCCCAAAACACACGATTAAATTCATTCATAAAATTGTTATCTGTATGTTGCATAGGGAATGAAGGAACATAAGTCGCTAAATCTTCTTTGTCCGTTTTAGGTGCTTGATCATGTTCTTGACGACTCATTGTCATACCACCTTCTTCTGCATTCTTAAAATACTGTATTACATTGTCACAATATTCGTTACTAAATACACCTTTATATACTTCTATAAAATTATCCATCATTATCCTTATTTAAAATATGGTCCGACCAACCATGTTACACAACTATATCTTACACCTTTAGTTACTGGCTCTACACCATGCACCATGTAACTAGGAAAGACTAATACAGTTCCTTTGGTTTGAGGTGGGTAGTATAAGTTACCCGTTGCATTTAAGAAAAACTTACCCCCTTCAAAGTCATCATTAAGAAATGCTAATACTGTCAACTTTCTTGTATCATCACTATGTATATGAAATGTATCTACATGAGGATTGTAATGTCCATCTGGTTTATAGATTAATAATTCAGTCTGGTTAGCATGAGTGATGTTGTACTTCCACCAGTAATGATTAGCATTTAAACCAGTAGCAGTTAGTGTTGCACCTATACCTACATTCTGTGGCAGTAATACTCGTTCTGTATCTCGAATACTTTTATCTATATTACCATTTCCAATATGTGGTGGTTGTTTATCTATTGTGTCTTGAGAATATGTATTAATGATATTGCTACAAAAACCATCGGTTATGTGATCCTGAAACACTGCACAATCTGTTAATACTCTTTCTTGTTTTTCTGTTTTAGAAATACCTAATGATTCTCTACCATCATACTTTTGATCTGCATGAGGACCATCAGCATCTACATAATGTAAGAACACTTGTGCTTGCCACTGACCTTCTGTATATGCTTCACGCCAATGCTCTACATCCATACCACGATAGAGAACAGCATCACCGACCTGCATATCTACTTTGTTACCTGCCATATAGATTGACCATACATCACCATCAAAACCTAGTGTGACTGTTGCTGATATTTCACATGCTGGTCTATCAGTATGCTTCTTGAGTTCTTCACCAGGCTTGTATAGTCTAGCGTAAGAATAGGTAGGGTATAATCTTTTTCCACACGCTGATTCAAAGTGTGGAAGTAAGTCTTGTAGTAACTGATCAAATGTCGGTGTGCCATGTACAGCTTCTGACTTTGGACACTGCTCGTCTTTAGTTGTTGCACCACGCTCAATGTATTTATTTAACTCTTGTGTTAGTTCTTTACAATTATCTTGATCTAAAAAACCTTTTAAATGAACATACTTGTGCTGTTCAAATAACTTAACCGTATCCATATTAGCTCCATAAAAAAAGGTGACCTCAGCCACCTTTTAATTATAGCACATGGATATTAATATTCTACTATTACTACCCCGGCAGTACCTCCACCCCCTATAGTGTTGTTTCCTCCAGGAGATTGTTTAACCGCTCCACCTCCACCTGCACCATAGCCATTACCTGCAGTTCCTGGTCGAGGAGATCCAGAATCACGTGACTTAGCTGATACAGGTCCACCCCAACCAAAACCTAAAGCAGAACCACCACCTTCTCCACTAGTATAAAATAAACCTGGATTGTTAAAAGCAATCGAGTCAGATGATCTTTCATGACTTCTTTCTCCATATAAATTTATTCCTCCTCCACTACCTACACCGCCTGCTGCTCCATCCCACACATGATTGACATTAAGAGAATACAAATTTTGAGTTATAGCAAAACCTGCAGCTCCTCCTGAAGCAGAACAATAAGCACCAAATGAAGAAGTTCCTCCAGACCCAGTACCTCCTGGACCAACAGTCACAGGTACATTAGTGCCTGATGGAAATGGTATCACTTCTATTGCACCTCCACCTCCACCACCTCCAGAACTAACCCCACGACTATTAGTAGGTGAATTAGTAGAACCTCCATAACCACCACCACCAATTACTGTAACTTTAACTTTTTCTATGTTACCTGGATTAGTCCATGTACCTGATGAAGTGAATACCTCCATGTTAGAGAAACCACCGCCAACTGCAATACCAGTTAATTGTGATCCATCACCAGTTGGTTGTAATGCAGTAGATGCTAATGCGCCTTGTGCTGCGGTAGCATAATCAGTTGAGTCGGTAGTAGCTGCACTACCTAAACCTAAGGATGTTCTTGCTGTTGCACCAGATTCTGATACCCAGTTAGCACCATCACCCACAATGACATTGCCATCGGTTTTATCTAAGGCAGCAATCGAATCAAGATCATCATCATGTGCTTGAATGGTTGACCCAATCTCACCGGTAACTACTTCACTGGTTGCTATGTCTCTTGCTTTTGTCATTGTTTATTCCTTTATATAACCTGTACTTTAGACCAAGTTTCTGTATCCCAATTCCATTCGTATGCTTCTGTTGGATTGCCTTCAGCATCAACAGCTAATTCACCTGCGGTTGATTCAGCATCCACTGCTTCAGGTAATTTCTTAAATGAAGATGAGGTTGGATCATACCAGTACATATCCATCTGTACTGCATCTGCACAATCATGCCATTGCAGATTAGAATGTGTTTCAAAAGTATTAGCAGCATCTACCACCTCTAATACTCTATAGCCTGCATTATCTTTACCACTCGGTTCGACAGTGCTTACTAATGCTTTCTTTGCCATTTGTTACTCCTAAGTTAAATTAATATTCTACGATTACTATACCTGCTCTACCTGCTTGAGCACCATTAGCTGCTCCTCTTGCAGGAATTGCACCTCCACCACCTGAACCATAAGCTTTACCATTTTGTGAAGGTGTATCTATACCAGCCGTAAAATAAGATCCTCGACCTCCTCCTCCCCACAAAGAAGCTCCTCCTACACCACCTGATTGATAGTTATAACTAGGAGTATTACCCGCGTGCATTGATTCTCCATCACCCCCTGAAATATTAATTCCACCTCCTGATCCTGCTCCTCCAAAACCACCTTGTTCTTTTCCTAAGTTAGAAGAAGGACTTGGATTAGGCGGTGTCTGACCTCCTGTTGCAGAACAGTATCCACCAAAAGATGATGTTCCACCTGAGGCATTAACATTTCCACCTCCACCGACAGTAACTGCTACATTAGTTCCTGATGGAAATGGGATAACTTCAATAGCAGATCCTCCTGCTCCTCCTGCTCCTCCTCTGGAATTTGGAGCGCGCCCACCACCACCTCCTCCTCCAGTGACTGTTACTTTAACTTTCTGAACATTTCCAGGGTTAGTCCAAGTTCCAGGGCTTGTGAATACATCTAGGTTACCAAAGCCACCAGCGATGCCTGTTAAAGATGAGCCATCACCAGAGAATGATGTAGCTGTTACTGTTCCAGGTACTGAGATGTTTGTATCCAATTTTGCAGAGGTAACTGCTCCGTCTGCCAATTCTGTTGTATCTACTGCACCAGCTACTATCTGTGCATTCGATGCTGTACCAGATAGATCCCCACCTACTGCGGGATCAGCATCAATAGTTCCCCATGATGAGTTAGTACCATCTGTTGTTAAGTATTTGCCTGATTGTCCTGTTTGATCTGGTGTTACTTCATCAAAGCTTTTAGGTATAAAGTCAGTGCCACTATATTGTAGTAAATCATTTGTTGCTGCACCACCTAAGCTTACGTCATTAGCATCACCAACACTAAAGCTTGCTAGTGAGAATGTACCGTATGCAATGATGTCAACTGTATCTGTTCCGGATGTGCCAATCGCTGTGGTGAATACAATATTAGTACCTGATGTGGATGTCACATCTGTACCTTCAACCATCTTCACACCGTTTAAGTATACGTCTACATAACCCGCATCATAAGCTAATGTATTAGCATTATCATCTGGTCCTGTAATTGTTGTGGTACTAGAAGATACTGAGTAAATGAATCGGTCTGCTGTACCATTTACTGATGATCCTGCTGCAACCCAACCACCTGAACCATACACTTTCATCGTATCAGTAGCAGTGTCAAAGTATAAATCACCTGTTTGTAGTGCAGATCCATCAGCTCTTAATGTTGGAGCTGTTGCACTAGGGCCATAGTATATGTCAGCAAAGTTACTAATGTCTGTTACGTTTGCTGCGGCAGTTGTCACATCTGATGCTATATTAGCAACGGCTGTCACATCAGTATCGATTGCAGCTACTGCTGAAATGTCTGCTGAAGACATGGCTGCAACTGTAGTTACATCAGTATCTATTGCTGCAACTGATGTCACGTCTGTATCAATAGCGGCTACAGAACTAACGTCTGTGTCAATCGCTGCTACCGAGGTTACATCTGTATCAATAGCTGCAACGGCTGTTACATCGCTTTCAATACCAGCAACTGTGTTAATGTTTGTTTGGTTAATAACGGATGGAGTTAATTGATACCAGGTAGTTGTACCTAGATCATATACCTTCATAATGTTATCAGTTGTATTAAAGTATAAAGCACCATCAGCTAGTGCATCACCATCATTATCTAATGTAGGATCACTTGCTTTAGCTCCAAGGTATGCATCATCAAAGTTATCAAACACTGCTTCAGCTGCTGCTTGCGCTGCCTCTGCCGCCGCTTGTGCAGTTTCTGCGTTTGTCTCTGCTGTCTCAGCATTTGTCTCAGCAGTCTCTGCTCCAGTCTGTGCTAACTCTGCTGCTGCTTGAGCTGTCTCAGCATTTGTCTCTGCTGTTTCTGCATTGGTTTCTGCTAACTCAGCTGCTGTTTGTGCAGTTTCCGCAGCTGCTTGAGCTGCTTCAGCTGCTGCTTGCGCTGTTGCGGATGCTGCTGCATCAACAACTAAATCCCATTTAGCTGAGTCTGCATTAGAAGTAATAGGTAATGATCCTGATGAGGTATGTGCAACAATACAAATGTATACGTTATCAGTTGTAGTGTCTTTAACTAAGTCACGTTTATTGTAGGATGTTGATGCTGCCCAATCACCTTTCCAATCACCAATCTGTTCACCAATAATAGGATTACCATCTGAATCAAATGCTAGTGTTTTGTTAGCACGATCCACATTGTTAGGCAATGTCATATCAATGTTGGTAGGATCTGTATTAGGCGCACGTAATGCACGATCAGCTTGTTCTTGTACTTGTTGTACGAATATGGTTTGGCTATCAAACTCGTCGTTTAATGATGTAGCAAATAGAGGGCCACCTGTT